ATGCAACAAGGTGGGCTTACAGCTTGGTTTCCAAAACATAAAAAGCCGTCTTCCAGCCGCGCCGCCCAAACACCCGCTGCCAGCCCTTGCGGCCAGCCAAGGTAAACGCCGTGCAACCTAGTTGCCTGCCCCACTCGGCGGCGCTGGGAACCATCTCAAGTATCTCGCGCATGTTTCCTGCCGCGAGAAACCCGTGCAGCGTCTTCTTTTGGGGGAATACGATAATTTCAGTGATAGCGATGCTGTCGCCGTTCACCCAAGCCTGCATCCGCCCCTCAACCACGCCCTGCACCACGTCCTCAAACGTGTGAGTGCCGCCGCTATAGGCCAGTGCGCTTTCTATCTGCGCTTGGTAGTCAGATAGATCAATCATGCCCTGATCCGCGTAACCCCCAGCGTTGTGGCGGGCGCTGACGGCGCGTAAGCTGTTGCCGCCTCCGCCTTCAGCAGCCCGCTGGTGCTATCCACGGCCCAGCGCACTTCAAGGTAATCACCTGCGCTGACCTGAAATAAAGCCGACCGGCTAACCACAGTGCTGGCGTCATTCTGATGTAACTTTGACACGATGGTGGTGCCTGTTGCCGTCGCGCCGTTAATTGCAGGCCAAAAACGAAATGTGACCGTGCTGCTAGACGTTGACGAAATTTGCGCGGTGAACGACAGAAGGTAAATGCCGCCCTCTTCAAACACGATCCGCTCAGGGTTTGTACCATCACGTGATACACCGTCTGCAAAGGTGGGCGCGTCGTAAGTGATGCTGTAAGCGGTATCGACCGCCGCTGCGGTCACATCCGTTGATCGGCTGAACTGCGCATACCCGTTGGCAATGATAAGCTGCCGAAACTCTCCGTTAAGCGACACTACTGGATAGCCGTTGTCGCCGTCCCACAAAAACACGCCATCCTCCGACGGGTTGTCGTCCGACTTGAGAAACCGAATGCGGTCAATCGTGCGGCGCAGAAAAGCCGTCAGGTTTTTGCCCCAGATGCGCAGATCAGGGCCGACAGGCGGGAGGACGGGAGCCGTCATCGACCGCCTCGTGCTGTCGCCTCAATCCTCATCGTTCCCGCACGCCACTTGGCAAGCTGCGCGCCTTCTATGCGCATCCGCACCTGGCGTCCAGCAAAGCGCACGCTGGTTGGATTTGCCATGCTATACGGCCCATAACTGCGCTCTGTATCGGTCGGGTGGAATCGCGTCTTGAACGTTGCGCTCACATCGCCCAGCGAGAGTTCGTCAGGGATCAGTTGCTTGACCGACATGATCTGGTCGCCATTGCCAATGCTGATCGGGCCGCTTTCGGCGTAAATTGTTGCGCCGTCGTAGTTCAGGCCGACCTCATGCTCAATCAGGTTGCCGCTGGCGTCAGACATGAAAGGATACTTAAACACGCCACGATCCGCCCCGCATGTGCGGGACAATTCACCCGTCATCCAGTGGCCTTCCTTGAAGTCAAGCGCAACGTAGCGGTCAATTTCATTGGACGCCCCTGATGGATAGAACCACCAAACCTCGCCCTGCTGCCCCAGCGTCATCGCCCAAGTCTTGCTAACCTGCGCAGGGTTCAAATCATTGAAGACGTAATCATACACCTCGCACGGGATTTCCTGAACCGTCGTGCCGTTGTACAGAAAGAACCCGTTCGGCCCCATCCAGAACACGCCGCTGTCAGTGGCGGCGAAGGCTCGACGCGCAATCAACCCGCATGACGTGCCGACGCGCTCAAAGCCATAGACGAACGGCGGGCCGATGTATGTGGCACTGTGCGCGTCAATGTCAGTCAGGATAAGCGCCTGACCGCGCGTGCGCACGCCAGCCATAATTTGACCAGCGGTCTGCAGTTCAATGTCGCCCGCCTCGTTCGTCGCGGCAGGCGTCCAGAGTGTGTTGTCTTCGCGGTCGCACCACTGCACCTTGCGCGGCTCACCGCCAGCACCCAGCGCGAACAGGAACCGCTCCTCAGTCACCATCAGGCTTAGATTGTCAGTCGGCGCGTTTGCAATGGCAGCGGCATCGCTAGCTGTGTTCAACTGCCACTCCCACAGCGTGCCATCATCAACGCTGCACCCGACGAGGTATTCGCCCCAGTTGTCCAGCGCCCATGTGGTGGCTTCTGAATAATTGCCAGTGTCAGGGCGCGACGTGCCATAAAAGCTGGTGCCGTAAAAACCGCCGCCAAAACCCGTCTCAACCTCGGCATTCAGCCGACCCGCCGTCAGGGTCGCAGGCGTGATGTCGGTGACTGTGTTGGACGCGCTGACGGCATACAGTTTGTCAAACGCACCAGCAGCCATCCAACGGTCGCCTGCGTTGTCTTCCCATGTAATCATGCTGCGCGGCGTCGATGCAAACGCAGATGCGATGCGCTCACGCCAGCCGCCAACAGGGCGCAAAGAGCCGTCGCGCCAGCGAACCAATGACGCCTCGCGCCAGCGGCCCGAACCTTCGTAGTCGGTGCCGTTGGCGTATACGCCGGGCGGTATATCAAGCGGGATTAGAGGCATGTGTGCGGCCTCACAGCTTCATGATGTAAGCAAGCGCGTAGTAGGGCGGCCTGTTTTCGTGTGATTCTCCACCGCCCGTGGAACCAATAGTCACCGTGTGGTCGTGCGATGCGTCCATGTTTACTCTTGGGGCAAAACCGCTTGCGACATTCGAGGAGATGCCGGTCCCAGACGCGTCGGATGTGAACACTCCGGTCGCGGTTGGGGAGAACGCTGCGGTGTTGGTCGGCAGACGGAACGACCCCGTTAGGCTTTCAGTGCTTGCCGTCCCTGTATGCGTATGGCTCGGCATCTGGGCTTCAGTCAACGTGACCTCGTCTGCGCCGCCCGTGTCGCCCGGTGCATAAGTGCCGCCGCTGTCGGCGTCGGCATGAACAACAAACCGCCCGGTTAGATCAGGGGTGCCGTTTGTGCCGTCGCAAAGCGCCCAGCCGTTCGGAATAGCGGAAATCGCGCCGGACCACATGATGATGCCGCCAGATGGGATCAGGCCGAAGTTTCCGGCGGTGTTGATATCATCCAGTGTGTTCAACTCAGCCGCAGTCGCCGTAACAGCCGTGCCGCCAATTTGCCAACTACCAGCAGTAAGGTTCGGCGTAATCGCAGTGCTGCCAGTCAGCGCTGCGTAAAGCGTGCTGTCAATGCTGTCCCAGTTGGCGTTCAGCTTAGTCCCCCAAGTGTCCTCAGATGCACCCGGTTCGGGCTTTGTGAAGCTGTAGTTTGTCGTGACGGTATCAGCCATTAGATAAAGTCCTTCACCTCTTGCGGAGTTGCATCAACCACAGCCTGAGCCTCTGCCCGCTCTGCCTCGTCAGCTACAATCAACGGGTTGGTCACAGTCTCGGTGCCAGTCTGGTTGCCCTCATCGTCATACACAGGTTGCTCGACAGTAGGCTCAACAGGATCAATCGCGGTCTGCACCACCACGGTTTCGGTAATCTCGTTGCCTTCCTCGTCGTATTCACCTGTGGGCTGTTCTTCGGTCAATTCAGGACGACCATCAGCGACAAGGTATTGAGACAGACGTGCAGTGGCTTTGCGATAGGCATGTAGCTGGTGGTTGAACAGGTTGTTCGCGGCGTTAACCACGTTGTCTGCAATCCAGCCCTCAGCCCATGCCTGATACTCAGGGTCGTTCTCCACGATGCCCTGCTCACGCTGCCACTGCTGCTTCTGGGCGTCCAGCAACCGCTTTCCACGCTTGGTAGCCTGCCGATACGACAGAGGTGCATCACCCTTCTGGATAAATACCGTCATGGCTTACACCTCCCGTTCTGCAATGATGCCCACGTCTACCGACGCAGGTGCTACCGCCATGACAACCGTATAGATGAAGCCGTCATAGCTGATTGTGTAGTCCTCACCGGAGCCGGGACGGAAGAGCGCCCCATCGACAAAGACGTTCACAGGTTTCCAACCTTCCGGCAGTGGAAAGTCGGTTTGGCTGCTGTCACCCGAATAGAAGAATGTCTCCTGCTCAGGTGCGATCTTCAGACCAGCCAGCTTGGCGAGTTGTTCGCGCAGGTTAATTGCTGGCTTCGAAATAGATACTGCCATGATTACTGCTCCACGATTAGGTTGTTGCTGGCGC